TTGCTATACACAACACTTACATCTGCAAAGCATGGGATATTTTTTAATAATGCAATTCGTGTCCAAGGCAATCAGATTGCCAGACAGCGTATGGATCTTCTAGAACTATGGGCTGATCATGTGGGAACAGACTGGCTACTGTGGGTAGATTCAGATGTGGTTCTAACATCAGACATATTAAAGAAGCTTTGGGATGCTGCCGATAAGATCTCACGGCCTGTCGTATCTGGGGTGTACTTTGTATCTAAAGGAATGGAGACAACATTAATGACCCCAATGCCAACAATATTTATGGATACTGAAGATGAGTTTCAGGTGGAGTATATTCATCCACTTCCAGTAGACTCACTAATCAAAGTTGATAGTGCAGGTATGGGATTAGTTCTTATGCACAAGTCAATAGTTCCAAAGCTAAGAGAAGGCTTTCAATCGCAAAATCTTTTTCAGGAAACTGATCAAGGTGATGGAAAATTTATAGGCGAAGATATAAGTTTCTTTAGAAAATTAAAGAAAGTTGGTATAGAAGTTTATGCACACACCGGTGCATTGGCTCAACATATGAAGCGATTCAGTTTTGATGTCGCTTACTATGGACTCTACTGGCAAGAATATGCAAGACAAATGAAGATAAAGGAAGAAGAAGCCAATGCAGGAAATTAAAGATGTGTTGATTGATATCCTTAAGAAGAAAGATGCTTCAAGAGGTAGATCAACTCAGACACAAGTAGGGCCATCAGAACTTGGTGGTTGCCCACGCAAGGTTTGGTACAGGTTGAATCAACAACCTGAGACCAATAGCAATGAGTTAAAGCTTGCTGCTATTATGGGTACTGCAATTCATGGAGCCATAGAACAGGCTCTTGCATTGCACGATCCAAAGCAGGAAGAATATCTTGTTGAAACTGAGGTCGAAGCAGATGGAATGAAAGCCCATGTCGACCTCTATATCAAATCATCTGGTGCTGTTGTTGATTGGAAAACTGTTAAGATTAAGAATCTTAATTTCTTTCCATCAAGGCAACAAATCTGGCAGGTTCAAACCTATGGTTATCTCTTAGCCAAGAATGGCTACGAAGTTAAAACTGTAAATCTTGTGGGCATACCACGAGATGGGGATGAACGAGATATCAAAGTACACTCTGAGGCATACGATCCAAGTATCGCCGAAGAAGCTCTCAACTGGTTACGCAATATTGAGTTTGCAGATGAGGCACCACCACCAGCAAAGGATGCTAGTTACTGTCAGTTCTACTGCAAGTACTATGATCCAAGTGGTGAAGTGGGGTGTACTGGATTAAAAAAAGGCGGTATAACACCGGCGGAGATTCTTCTTGATGATCCACAGGTGGATATGAATGCCTTGGAATATCTACAAGTTAATAACGAAATCAAAAAGTTAGAAACAAAATCTGATTCTTTGAAGTCTACTTTCGAAGGTATCTTTGGGAGAACATTGTCTGGCGTAGAGATAAGCTGGACAACTGTGGCACCTCGTCAATCCGTTGATGAGGAACAGGTTAAAGAGAAGATAGGTTTTGTACCAAAGAAAACAACCGGAAAAGAATCAGTACGGTTGAACATCAAACACACGGAGGAAAAATAAGATGGCTGAACTCGGCTTTCAAGTATCTACAAAGACAAACGATGGAACAATCTTTGTAATTGCAGATGCAACATATACAGGCTTTGCACAGAAATTGTCTGAAGCTCTAGATCAGAGTGGTGCTGAGGCACTACTCCAAGCAATGGCTAATGCGTTTGCACAGCCAATGTCTACCCAACAGATAGCGAATGCTTTGGGTGGAACTGTTATTACTACTGATAAGTGGAATGCACCAGCACAACCTAATACTCCAGTTGCAAGCATTGGCGTAGAAGCGTTGAAAGATCGCTACGGAAACGAGTGGACTTATGGTCTGCCTGATGCACCACCACTACCTGATGGTCGTGGTTTCTATGCTAAGAAGCGTGGAATATCCAAGGCCGGAAAATCCTATGTCGGTTGGTTTGATCCAGTAAAAGGCCCAAAGCCTTTCAGTAAGGGAGTGGCTGAGGCCGAAACTATTTGGATTAAGTAACCCATGAGGTCACAACACCAAAAGTTTTTAGTCCAACTGGTGGAGCCGGATACACCTCAGTATCCGGCCTTCACCGGCAAGGAAGCTTGTGCAACTGTAGGATCAGAGATGTTCTGTACAGATGAAAAAGACTTCAGTCACTACGAGGTTCTGCGAGGGATCTGTAGTCAATGTCCACTCTTGAAAGATTGTTTTAACTGGGCATTACATAACGAGGACTTCCATTATTGGGGAGCTTCCTCTGCACATGATAGAAAGTTTATCCGAAGATTTTACAACATAGAAAGAAAGCGAACCATAGCAGCCTAATGTTGAACTTACTTCAAGCAGTACACAGTACAAACTCTTCAGCGAAACCATTGCCCGATGTGTGGGAATCATTGAAGCTTAATGGGATGAGGTTCCGTCATTCACAACTATGCCTAATCGCTGGGCAACCAAACTCCGGTAAGAGTCTTATGGCTTTGGTATATGCACTTAAAAGTCAGGTACCAACTTTGTATTTCTCTGCCGACACGGATCCAATAACACAGATGTTTCGTACTGTCGCTGCTTTGAGTGGGATTCCGCAACAACAAGTGGAGACCTATCTTGATCAGGACTCACACTATTTCGATTCAATGCTGTTCGAGAAAGGCTCACATATCAAGTGGGTCTTTGATCCGTCACCAGATATCGACAGCATTGAACTTGAAATCCTTGCCTATGGTGAGGTGTATGGCATGGCACCGGCACTTGTCGTGATAGATAACTTGATGAATTGCGTGTCCGTTACCGGGGAAGAATGGTCAGGCATTCGGGCAATCATGTCCGAACTTCATCATGTAGCTAGAAAGACAGGTGCCTGTGTCCTTGCTCTTACACATATGTCGGAGCAAAGAGATTACGATGCAGACAAACCAGCACCACGAAGAGCCATCTTAGGTAAAGCTTCACAGCTTCCTTCGATGATTCTTTCTATTGCAATGAATCCAGAGTATGGAGAGTTTAGGGTTGCTGCTGTTAAGAACCGATTTGGTGAACACTCTGCTGATGGAACTAAGTATTCTACTCTTCTTATCGATCCATCAAGAGTACAGATAGCTGATGCTAATGCACAGGGTAGAGCAGACATGAGACCGGGAGTAATAAACTTTGGATACCAAAACATCACGAGCCAACAAACGCAAGGGTACGCAATGGGAAGTAGATCTAATTGATTACTTCCGAAGTAAAGAATTAATAGCAGAAAGATTAAGACTTTCTGGCAACTACGATGAAGGCGATCTCTGGTTCTTAAACAGACAGGTCTACTTCGTAGTAGAAGCCAAGAATGAAAAAGGTTTCAAGCCCGGGCCTTGGACACAAGAAGCGGTGCTTGAAAGGGATAACTGGAAGAAGAGAAGAAAGAACAATGGTCGAGTTATTCCACTTGTCATTGCTAAGCGAAGGCAAAGCAATGTCAGTAAAGCATTTGTAATTATCCAACTAGACGAATTTATGGAGCTAATAAATGAATGAGACACTAGCACTAATCCTGTCTGTCACAGCAGGTGTTGCCATCTATCACTTCCTTGAGTGGGGCTACTACAAAATCTCAGATGAGATTTACTTCCGCAAACGCAAGGAAGATCCAAACCATTTCCTCAACTTTGCTAAGTTGTTTGATGAAGAAGTAAAGACAGTAAAAAAGAAAACTACTGCGAAGAAGAAATAATTATGGCAGCCGATCCTGAACTACTTAAAGCTGTAGTTAAGCACTACGGTGGAGAGACTAGAGACGGCTACTCAAAGGCAGTCCGGTGTTGTTTCCATGACGACACTAGAAGATCTGCGGTTATGTCTACTGATGGAGACAGAGCCGGACTGTACTTCTGTCATACCTGTGGTATTGGTGGAGATGCGTATTCATTGTTGATGTGGAAAGAAGGGATAGATTTTCGTGTTGCTATCGATAGAGCGGTTGACATTGCTAAAAGAGCTGGCTACGACTTATCAGACAAAGATAAACGAAGAGACGGTGGCTTACTTACAGGGGCGAGGGTTCAGTCAAGAGCTGGCAGAAACTCATCTACTCGGCACCGTACCAGTAGATTGTGATCCTAGCCATGTGCAATTTATCGGTTGGCTATCCATCCCATACAGAGTTGTCCATGGGGTGGCAGGATTCAAGTTCCGAAGAGTCGATGGATCTCCGGGCCCTAAGTACATGGCTCCAATGCATCAGCCAGCCCGACTCTACAATGCAGTCGATCTACAAAAACCTTCAGATGTTGTTGCAATCTGCGAGGGAGAACTCGATGCAGCTATTGCCAGCCAACTGTTGCCTTCAGTTGGAGTACCGGGTGTCAAAGCATGGAGACCACACTTCAACAGATTATTCGGGGGATACAAACGAGTACTTGTCCTTGCAGATAATGACGAGGCAAAGAAAGATGGTAGCAATCCGGGTATGGAACTCGCCGAAAAGGTATTACAAGAAGTTGAACACGCAGAACTGATATCATTACCGCAAGGATCTGATGTTAACTCTGTAGTTATAGATGAAGGACTCAAAGGATTAAGGAAGAGGTTAGGGTTGGATGAGTGACAGCAGATACGAAGATGAGCTTAGAAAATATGGAGACGATAGAGACTTTGAAAAGATTGTTGGAGTCTCAGGGTTTCAAAGTAATCGAGATAATAAATCTGCCTTCGGGCCTAGAGATAAGAGTTCGAGTTCCGCCGATCCGGAGATGAACCAGTTCGTTACTGATGTCTGGGATATCATCGATGAGCTTGGTAATCTTTTAATAAGTAAGCAGAGGGATTATGGCCCCGGCAATATTAACAACGCCTTCGGTGGCCCAATGAACGGACTGCTTGTCCGTATGGGTGACAAGTTCGAACGACTCAAGAACCTGTTTACATTCGGTGATGGTAACCCACAACACGAACCTATCGAAGATTCATTCAAGGATCTTGCCAACTACGCCATCATTGCCATGATGGTCAAGCGTGGAAAGTGGCCTAAGAATAAACTATGAAAAAAGTTTTCTTTTTTTTAATTCCAATTCTTGTAATTACAGCATTGTATTTTGCCATTAGATTTTTAATCGACACCATCATAGAGATGGATGATGAGGGTAGTGTCGGTGAGTGAAAGAGCTAAAGACCACATCAATGATCTAATCAATGTATCCGCTTTAACCATCTACCGAAGGTTCATTGGATATGTAGAGTATAAGGATCTGATACAAGAACTAAACATCTATGTGCTTCAGCGACCCAAGCTTGAAGAAGATCTTGATGAATCTTATGCTGTCTCAAAGGATGAGACGAAGTGGGTAGCTCGAAAGATTATGGCTCGGTTCCGCCGGCACATAGAAAAGTATTCTCGTAAAGAAAAAGCAGCCAAGGTTGGATACTCAACTGGTGATGAGTTCTTCTACAACACAGCAACAATCGCATCTATCTTGCCTGTTGCATTGCAGTTTGATGTGCAGGGGGCAACCCTTATCGACAAGGTAGATGATGGACAACCAAGAAAATCTCCAGCACCTAACGAAGGTGGCAACCTCATGGCTATGGCTATCGATGTTAAGTCTGCTGTTGAACTGTTAGACAAAGATGAACAATACATAATCGATCTAAGATATGGAGCTTCCCCAATGACCCTATCGGATATAGCAAAAGAGTTAGGACTCTCTGATTCAACTGTAGATAGGAGAGTGCAAAGAATTTTACGAAAGATCATTGATCATCTCGGAGGGCCTACGCCATGGGCCTAAAGATAAACCTTGAAAGATATGAGGTTGTGATGGCAGTTAACACGGCAGTTGAAAGATATGTAAGCACGATGAAGAACCAACAGATGAGAGGGTTAGGCGACCTTGATCCATGGCAAAGAATACTTCTTGATGTTGATGGATGTGGTGCAGAAATCGCTGTTGCTAAGTATCTTGGAGTTTATTGGGGTGGTGCCTTCGGTCAAGGCGGTGTAGATATAGAACCCAACATAGATGTTAAATACACCAAGCATGAGCAGGGTAGATTACTTGTAAGACCTGAAGCTAGAGATGATATTAAGTTTGTTTTAGTTCGTGGTGGTATGCCGAACTATGAGTTAATCGGTTGGATCATGGGTAAAGATGCTAAGAATCCTGAGTGGTTAGATAAACCTGATTGGAAAAGACCAGAGATCTACTGTGTACCAGAAGAAAGTCTACGAAAATTTAGAGGAAGCTACAGTAATTAATGGCTAGTTATGATTACGAATGCCCGGGTGATGGCGAGATTATTGTTATCGAAAGACCTATCTCTGAACCCGAAGGTGAATATGCTTGTCCTACCTGTGGTGCAAAGCTTCGAAGAGTTTATTCCGCCAACCCCACGATCTTCAAGGCTCAAGGTTTCTACTCAACAGATAACTTTAGAAAGTGAAAAGCCCCCGGCCTACAGTCCGAGGGCTTTTCTGTTAGTTGGTGTCTATTCCAACTAAGCTGATCGTATCATACAAATCGCTGTTAGCATTGACAAGTTACCTTCCATACTCTTCCTTTAGGAACTTGCCACAGTAAGGCCAAGGCTTGGCCCCACGATCTGCATAGATATGAAGAGCTACATGGAACTGCTCTTTGAGTGTCGCTTTCTTCGGCGGAGTATCGCTGTCACCGCCATGAGCAACCCAAGTTCTAGGGTATTCAATCTGGAATGCCCCTTGAAATTGTTTCTTAGTGCCGCTTACGGCATTAAGTCTGCCATTAGATTCACACTTGGCTAACTCTTGCCAAGCTAAAGGAAGGTCGGTAAGTGTCATTTCATAAACGACAGGAACTTCAATCCTTTCAGCAACGATAACTTCCTTAGTAGGTAATTCCTTCGGGGCTAGTATGAAACCAGCCCCGAAAGCGATTACTCCAATTAGTAATCGAGTAGTCATTGAACCTCATTTCCGAACAGAATAGCCCCGATCCAAACCGCAATCGGAATAGCCACCAGCAAGGGAGAATCCTCTGCCAGCCCTAGCGGAACTGTAAAGAAAGTCAAGAAGAACAGAATGAATCCCAGTTTCATGCCGATTCCACCTCAATACTTTCAATAGTCCAGCCGTCAATTAGATTAGAGAAGCCTTCGTAAAGGCTCAACGCATCTAACCAATACCAAACCTTGTCGTCATTAGGCAAAGCTTGGGTATCACCTTCGAATCCCAAGGGCAGAATACCGATTCTTCTTTTCTCGGTTGCTTCCTGCCCAGAGAATCGAATCTCACAATCGAAGAATCTCGGAGAACTTTTAACAGCCTTCTCCAAAGAATCTTCATGCTTCTCTATGTCATTGAGAGTTCTTCTCATGTAGCCAATCTTCTCAGCCAGTTCATCTTCTAAGGCAAAGTGAATCGGCTCTCTTGACCAGCCTACTTGGTCGTAGTCAATCGCAGACCAATCAGGGGCGTAGGTCTTACCATCAAGGCGGTTGCCTTCTTGGTCTGTATCCCACTCCCACTCTCTAGTGGCGGTGTCATAAGTCAGGATAAAAGAGTGCTTACTCATGAAGTCACCGCCATTTCCTGTGCTTGAGTATCTGTCTGACCTTCTTTAATACAGCCAGCACATACATACCAACCGCCATCAATCTGTATGAAGTCGGCAACGCCTTCGCAATAAACACACTCTTCAAACATTAGCCACCTCTACTTCTACGAGTTGGCATTTAATTTGGTTTAGATCTATGCCATAGAAATCTTGAAGATTCGCTATC